GTCGGCAACAACCTTTGCCTCTCCTTTGTACTACGCACCCTGCGGGCGAAAGTCCCCAGTCTGGCCGAGCCAGTTTCCATATGTCGCTTCATCCACTTCACCGCCCACAGGAGGGGTCGGTTTCATAGGAGGTCTTCTGTCGAAGAATGAACGCCGCCGTGCACACATGGCACACGGCTGACTAGCCCACATGCTGCAGCATGCTTACAACCCTAACACTAAGGGCGGACGATACCGGGCTTCACAAACGGACAGCGGTTTCCAACTAATTCACCTCACCACACCTGCCGCAGGCCAGATTCAAAACCCTCGCGTTTAATTTATAATGCGGTGCGGTGCACCGCGGGTCGAGTCTGACACCTGACACCCGAATCACCGTAGTGAAACGAAGACGAGGGATCACCTCACGACAAACTTTCACTGACCCTGCCCCCTTTCCCTTTCGGTACTCAGGTTGCGCAAGACCATCGCCCCAACGGGCAACAAGCACGCGGTCGAGACTACCTCGGCGTGCATCCTCCAATGCGTGTACCCGTACACGCGCAAGTTTCCTTTGTCTTATTCTTCCATCTCGCTGGCGAGCCACATTCTTTCGCGAACGGGCCTTCCCATTAACTCAGGAGTAAATGGGAGGTTGTAATACGAGACGTCCGATGAGACGTAGGAGAGGTAGACGGGGGGGAGAAGAGGAGAGAAGGAAAGGGGACGGCGTAAAGAGGACCGGACAAGGCGATAGGCATGTTGCAAACCGGGCTGGTCATCTACCCATAAAGGAAAACCCTCGACAAAGATTTCGGGGTGTTTAACTTGAAGGTAATCCAACACGGGCTTCTGCCACAGTCTGCGCCATCCAAGGGGTTCACGACGTATACGGAAAGGTGATCTAAGCTTTGGCATGCGATCTAACCTTGTCTTCGAGTCATACGGAACCACTGGGATGCCCAACCAGTCTTTTACGTGGTCGGCGGTGCATTTCTTGTCCAACTCACGGATCCTACTCTCGACCCAAGGGCTAGAGTGGATCGGAGGACCAAGAACAAATGGAAGTTTTCTCTCGGCTCCGGTCGTCTCAGTAACTGGGTTACTGAATCGGTCAATGACGCCCCGGAACCAATTTTTCTTGATGAGAAAATTCCACCACCGCCGCGGAATGGAGGAAAGGGGGACCAATGCTCTCGCAAGGAGGCGGCGAACAGGATACGCTATGAGTAAGCGTGCCGCCGATGCGAATTTGAGTTGAGAGCAAAGGTCAAAGAGAGGGGTTGCGAGAGATCCTTCGGGTTGTTTCCAACTATCCGAAGCGAGAAAACCAAAACAGAGCTTCTTGACGAGCCTAGACCTGTCGTAACGGTAGGTCTGAGAGTTTAAGTCTCCGTAGGTTTTTGATCTCATGGTCTTTTTTCGATTTATCACGAAGCCAACTTCTGCAGTGCAGAAGAGCCACGCGTGGTAAAGACCAGCACAACCAGGGAAGAGGATGTCATCACCGTTAATGAGAGAGGGATGATGGCGGGAATATCCTGCGAGGTGTTTCGCGCGGTCAAAGCAAACTTTATTAAGTAGGCAAAGAACCACAAACGACCCGAGATTCCCCATCATACTACCTCTTGTTACAGGCTCAGTAACGGTCTTTAAGAGCTTGTCGACACCCACTTCCACCAACTCCTCAACCACACAGTCCCGGAAGCTGCTAACGAAAAGCTTCCCCAAATGAGAAGGCAACGACTCGGAGAGAACCTCAACCACCGCCAGTACGGCATCTAAGTTTAGGTTATTGGTAGACTCCTCGTAAT